GAAACCTGCGGTAGGACCAGCTTCAGCTGAACCTGCACCGAAACCACCTGAACCACCAGCAGCATTAGCAGAGTTGGTTGGAGTTTCGGTCAGGAATGAACCTGAGGATGCGAAAGCGTTTTGCTCTCTGAGGAATTTTTCTTGGTTTTCTAACAGGACAGCGGTTACTGCTCTTCTGTGCGAATCTTTGATTGGATCAAGACCCTCATAGTTGAGGAGAGGTGCCCACTTTTCCTGCAGATGCTCTGACATGAACATTTGCGTTTACCTTTGTTGTGTGGATGTTTTGTTTGAATTATATTAAATTCAATTATTTGCTAAATCTTGAAAGAGTATTCAGATAGTGTGCCATTGAACCTGAGATTGACTCAGGTGCATTATCTACACCTTCTGAAAGAGATTCAGTTTTAGCTTTTGGAGATGAAATTTTTGAAGGAAAATATGCTTCCTTCAGAGTCTCCAGTTTTTCACGATATTCTTCTTCACTTTCAAACTCAACACTTTCGGCAAGTGAAGCGAGCTTGTCTTTCTGAGTAGCAGCGAGCCCCTCAGAAACCTGATCAAAGATTCCGTCAGCAACCGACTCTGCGAGACGCTTGTTTAGGGAAACGTTCTTCTCAATTTGCTCGTTGAGTTTTGTCTCCATTTCATCAAGTTTTTCTACCATGCTCTCAAGCACATTATATTTATCTTCAGGGATTGATACATAATGTTCTTCAAAAAGTCCTTTCAGACCAGTCATGAAGGACTCGGTGAGTTCTTCTTTTAGACCAGACTGAACTGCGAGTGTATTTTCATTGATCCACTCGTCAGCAACATACTCAAGATAGGAATCAACACGCTCAGTAAGAGCACCTTTGATTTCCTGAACTTCTTCAACTAGACGCTCTTCATATTGAGCTTCTAGGGATTCTTTAATTTGTGCTACTCTAGAAACAATAGCAGCTTCGAAGATGGTGCGTGCTTTCTCTTGGAACTCTTCTGAAAGTTCTTCACCTTCGAGAAGAGCATTAACATCTTCTTCAATACTAAACTCTTCTGCTACTACTTCCTCTTCTCCTTCTTCTTCTTCGGTTACTTCCTCTTCACCCTCTTCCTCTTCAGAAATTACAGACTCAACTTCTTCAGTCTCTTCTTCCGAAATGAGATCTTCCTCATCGAGTTCCTCTTCTTCCTTCATGCCTTTCATTGCTTCAGCAGGCTTAGCACCCTTATTGACAACATCCTTCACTTGCTTCAGACCTTCGCCGGTCTTCAGTTTTGCTGAATCATCATCAGACTTATAGTTTTCTGGGGTAGGTCCTCCAAGATCTTCCCAAGAACCTGTTTGTCCTGGAGTTGCTCCAGAAAGGCTTGGCATTGGATCTGCTGCCTTTGCATTAGCGTTAACGGCAGTTTTGGATTGCTTAGTGCCTACTTCCATTTCTTGTAATTGTTTGCCACGAGACATTTGAACTCTCCGATTTTCCTGTAGTAAATCTATATTTATTTATAAATTAAGATATTTAATAAATTAAATGGAATTTAAGAAATCATTGAATAATGATAACTTATATTCTTCTAAAATACGCTGGTCTACCAGGGTATTAATTTTTTTCTGGGTATTTTCAGCCATCTTTTCGCGAAGAATGCCACCATCCCAGATCCACTCTTTTCCTTCCATAATTCCCTGAACAAAAGCATCAGGAGCAGAAGGATCAGCAACGATATCTGCTGCAGTTGCAAGCATGAAATCTTCACCAACTTCATTGAAACCTTCTTTGGTTGGTCTCAATGAACCAATACCACGAGAAGAAACTCCTAAACAAACACCTTCACTCAAAAGAGACTCTGCAATTTTGCCCATTGGAGTGGAAAGAATTTGTGCTTTTCCGACAAAATTATTACCTTCTTTTTGCAGTTCAACAATTTTATGAGAAACTCTATCGAGGTTTACAGTTGGACCATCTGGGTGTCCAAGTTCTCCAAGAGCACGACCTTTCTGAACATACTGTTCATTATATCGATTTACCTCTCTTTCCATAACAGGCATACGGTACATTCTACCATTTCTGTTTACCTGTTCTGCTTGTAGAAAGATGCCTTTAATGAAAAGGTTTTGCTTACCATTTACTTTTTCAGTAAGAACTTCTACCTTTTCAATTTCTTCTCTGATTAGTTTCATTTTTTTAATTGGTGAGACCTACTTTTGATGCTTTGATTGCTGAAGATGACCAAATGACATCTGTTGGAAGTTTTTCCAAAAATTCAACTGAGTTGGCTGGCATACTAAAATAATTAGTGGTTGCTGCGCCAACAATTGTCGAGACGCCAACAGTAACAATTCCTCCAGTATTATTATGAAGCCTCACGCAAGTTGCATTTGTAATGCTAGTTGCAGCACCGGCAGTAGATGCCGTTGTCACTTCAGTTTCAATTATTTTTGTTCTTTGCATCTCTATTGTATAATGGTTAATAGTTATTTATTATATGTACTATTCTTCAGATTTATCAGAAGATTGGAATTGATCTTCCCCAAATAAACCTGATGCTACTTCAGGTCTAAAAGAGTCAATTTTTTCTGCTGATTTGGCAAAAAGAATGTCTTTAATTTTGTCGCTGATTTGAGATGGGGATTCATCAGCGATAATCATGTCCAGAAGTTCATCCATTGTTTTAATTCAAGTTACAATCTTTTGTATTTATATGGTGCCGCCTTTGGGCATCTTCATTGATCCAACATCAAGATCTGCTGCATTTTTAGTTGCATCAGCATTTACTATAGAAGCATCTACTTCAGGTTCATTAACTGGTTGACCCAAATCTGTTGAAGGTTGAGATTGATCAATTGGTAAACCGGTGTTTGGATCTACCGGAATACTTGGATCTGGGATAATACCGTTTTGAATTTCTTTCTTGATTAACCTATCTTGCTCGATAATTTCTTGGTCAGTTTGACGAAGAATTTTTCTTCTCAAATAATCTTGAGAGAAGTACTTTCCAATATAAGGTTCTGCAGTTTGAACCATTGCAAGTCTTTCATTTAAAAGTTCTGCCTCTTTTAGTTCCGCAAAATGATTGTCATAGAGGAAGTCATATTGAATATGTTCTTCCATAATTTCCCAATCTTCGGGGGTAATAATATTTTTCAAGATTAATTGAGTCTTCAAAATGTCGTTGAACATGTAAGAAAATCTCTTTCTTAATCGCGAAACAAACTTACTGAACTTAACTTCATCACGAAGAATTTCTGACGATCGTCCAAGATTAAACCCACCTTCCCCATCCATTCTTGATGGTGGAACATTGAGTGAACGATATAATTTTTTCTTAAAATACTCAATATCAGTAATCTCTCCAAGATTTTGACCACCGGGAAGTGTAGAGATTTCAGTTCCTCTACCACCTTCGCGGCGAGGGAGCCAGAAATCTTCAAGCATACTCATGTATTTTTTATCATCTCGGATTTCTCCAGTAGATGCATCATATACAAGTTTGTTACGATAACGCATCATAACGTCACGAAGATATTGTTCTGCCTTAACCTTTGGTAGGTTACCAACATCAATGTAGAAAATTCTACGCTCAGGAGCACGAGACAATCTGTAAATAACAAGACTGTCTTCAATCATGCGAAGTTGATTGAGAGACTTGATTGCTTTGTGAAGGTATGATAGTGTTGATCCTTTATTTCGATCAACTAAACCAGAAGTACAATAAGTAATCGAATCTCTGGTCATTTTAATTCCACCAGTTCCACCCAAGGCGGATGGATTATTGGTGGGATAATTCATCTTTGGATTATAAATGAAATATTCCTCAATTTCAGGAAACTCATAATCCATAGGATTATCAGTATTTACATTTGATAATCTAAAATTATCTTTATTAGTTTTCTTTTGTTGGCGAACATAACGCATTTTCATTGCGTCAATATAACGAAGTTCTTGAATACCTTCGTGTGGGTTTTTTAAATCAATTACTTTATGGTAGTAAAGTCTTCCGTCAATATACCAGTTTCTATATATTTCGTGCGATTTTCTATCAAAATCTAGAAGTTCCAGTACATATTTAAACTCTTTTCTTATTTTTGTTTTTATGCCATCACTAGCATTTAAGTTTGAGAGTTCGATCTGAATAGGACTGTCATTTGTATCAGATACAATTGCTTCATTTACAATATCTTCAATGGCACTATCACACTCCGGATGAAGTGCCATTTCGCGATATCTTTTAATTAAATCAAATTCTGTCCTATATACCCCTTCAATGTCTACATAAGAACCAAAAAAACCACTAGTCAAATAATGGTCAACCCCGTCCTCATTATTAGGAGGAACGGGGGAAACCGCATTTGGTGATAGTGGCTCAGTATCCTCAATAGAGAATCCAAATAATTTTGCCATAATTTATAAAACTGATAGGTCCCTTTTCAATATTTATGCATTCAAATTATGCCTGATCTTTGGTCCAAGCACCTGGCTCCCAATACTGAACTTGGAATTCTACAGTATATTCTTCAATAGTATCTGAAGAATCATAGGAAAGATCAATGGCAGAGATATTTGTTGGGAAAATATCGAAGAAAGTATATGTCTTTAATGGAGTAATTGCAGAACCATTGACAGCTCCAGAATTCGAAGAAGACTCAATTCCATTATCGGCACCTCTTCCAAGTTGATGGACAAGTGCATTTGTCATGTAAGAACCAGGATCGGTAGCACCAGTGTTGTTGCTATTCTTGCTGATTCCTTGCATCCATTCCTCGAAGGCATTTCTGATCAGGAAGTTTTCATCGTTGATGATGGTAACAGACCAGGTATCGAATGTTCTGTCACCAGCAACCTTC